ATTCTGGCCAAGGCTATTGACAGCGAATTTCCCTCTACTCCTGCAGCTCCGGTGGCAAACGCTGACCTGGCAAAATCAATTGCTCAGCTGAATGCAAAGATTGACAAGGTGGCCGATCTGGCCATCAACGGCTACCAGAAACCGAAAACTCAGGAAGAGCTGTTTGCTGATCTGGGGAAACAGTTGACTGCCTCTATCGGCGAACTGGCCAAGACTCTGAAACCGGCTGTTGAAACGAAACCGGAAGATCAGCCCATTCCTGCCACTATTGGTGGTCTGAAGGAAGTCCTGAAAGCGGCTCTGGCCGAGATGGGTAAAGCTACTCCGGTGGAGAAAGAGACCCCCAAGGGTCAGGGTAAAGAATTAGGAAAGGAAGCAGATGCGCTGATTGAAGGTATGACGGAATCAGACGTTATCACCATGGCGAAAGACCTTCTGAGCAAAGATGAGGGTTCTGAGGGTGTGGTGATCTCTGAGCATCTTGCCCGTGAAGTTGCAAAGTCAGAAGGCAAAATGACTCCGGCACAGGTAGCCAAAACAGCTCAGTTGGATGAATATCTTGTGAACAAGATTGCCAACAAGGGCGGTGTTGCTGCTTCTGACGAAGACGATGACGAATAAGTAAGATTGTATGAACTGCTGGTAGACTTTAGAATCCCTAAAGTCTCCCAGCCTTTAAGATATTCTGGAACTCACCCAAATAACAACAGCAATGTTGCACTAAACTTAAAGAGCTTTTAAACTGTTGGAGATTTCTATGAAAAAGGTTAATTCCCTTGCTGAGATTAAGAAATTGCTCTCCAAAGCAATTCGTATTGGCTCAGGTCAAGTTGACAACGTTGCCAATACTTTTCTCCCGGCCCCTCTGGCTGCAACGTTCATTGACATCGTTACGGAATTTAACGTCTTTAGACAGGTATTCCGTCCTATGCCGATGAACTCTGCTACCCGGACTATTCCGAAACTGTTGACTGGAACGGAAGTGTTCTACCAGCCCGCAGAAGCCACTCCTGGTGAAGAGACATCATTCACCGCTACGAGCATTCAGCTTGTTGCGAAGAAACTCTTTGCTTGGATTGAAATTTCGGAAGAAACTTTTGAAGATGGTATCCTCGACATGCGTTCCATGATTCGGCAGATTTTTACTCGCGGTATGGGAATTGCTGAAGAAAAAGCGTTCCTTACTGGCGATGTAAATCATGCTGATACTACCGGAACCAAGGCGCACGTTACTGCCACAAAATGGTACAACAAGGATGCACGTCTTGCTTTTGACGGTCTTTGCACTATCGGTCGGGAGAGTGGAACACGGCAGACGGTTAATGGTGCTTGCACTGTTGATGTGTTCGCCGAGGCCATCTATCGTATGGGAGTGTATGCAAAACGGTTTGGTGATTTGATCTCGTTTGTGAATCCGTGGTCTGCCAATCAGCTGCTTCGGGATGATGACCTGATGACAGTTGACAAATACGGCTCCAAGGCCACTATCCTCACGGGCGAAATCGGTAAACTGTTCGGTAAATGGAATATCATCAACTCGGATTTTGTTCCTACGGGTGAAGCTGTTACTACAGTAAAAGAAAACGTAGTGATTGGGGATCGCCGGAGAATTAAATTTGCCGAGGATGCCGTTATCAAGAATGATAGCACGGTGTGGGCACTCTCAGAACGTGTGGCTATGGAAGTTGAGTATGATGCTGCTGTTCTTTGGATGCATGGGTTCCAGAGACCTTCTGCCTCTTAAGGCAAAAATGGGTATTTAGCATTATTTTGCTGTACCTTCAGGGGGCCATTAAGTTGGCCCCCTTTTTTATTTCCTCCCAATAATGTATATTATATAATAACTGTTAGTAGAAATATAAACCAGAGAGGCGTAGGAATTATGATTCAAGGTAATGGGGATAATTCTCATGAGATGAGACATAGGGGCCTGAGTGAGACTCAGATTGCTAGGAGAATGAAGAGCGGTTCTACTGCTATCCAACAAGTGTATGATTCTAAGGATTTACTTCTGAATTTTGGGAAGAAGTCTCGTGCAACTAAGGCAGATGATGGGATAAATTTTTTCATACACAATGAAGACCTATGTGAGTTGAACTCTATTGACTTTACTAAGACCCTGAATATAGCGAGAGGCCCAATGCCGAAATTCATTCAGGCCTTTAACGCGGGAAGCCCTAATGCCAAGATAAGCTCTATCCGTCCTGCGCCTCATAAGATGTTGCATATAGGGATATGGATGAATAACGTGTCCCACTACTCTGGTGGTAGGGTTCATATCCTATTGATGGCTTATAACCTGGCAGAAATGGGCCATAAGGTTACTATTGTTACTGACAATCTTCCCCGGTTCTTAGGAGACTTGAAATTTTATAATGTTGGAGATCGGATAGAGTATGTGTTTGGGGATCAGATGTTGGATTCTAATTGGCTAACTAAGGAACCGGCTAATAATATGGATATTGTGATAGCAACTCCAAGGATATATGAAGCATTTTATTATGCTAAGAAATGGAATTTACCGTGTTATGCTTTCCTACTGGAAACGCCTAACTTTGTGAGTCAGTATAGGGGTGGTCAGGATTCTACTGAAGTGTATTGGGAAGATTATAAGAAGTGCATATTGAGTGATGCTACTTTTGTGATGTGCAATCCTGGTCCTACTATGGCAGCAGCTAAGGAGTGGTTAGGAGAATTTAAGGGAGAGTTCTTTGAGTGTCCTCCGGCTATTAATATTAGCGCAGCTGATAGAGTAGAGTGTGAAGAGGAGAATGAGGTTTGCTTTATCGGGAGACATCTGGACTTTAAACATCCTGATGATGTAGTTATGGCAGTCGGGAAGATGCCAGAGGGTATTCGCCCTTCTATTAATTTCATAGGCTCTCATAATGATCAAGTACGGGAACGGCTATTGAATAAAGCAAGACCGATGAATGTGACTGTGAAGTTTTATGCTGGTTTAGATGATTATAATAAGTATGCACTAATAAAGAGGTCTAAGGCACTTTTGGCCCCCTCGATGTTCGAAGGGATGGGAATGCCGCCAGCAGAGGCGCTTTATTGTGAAAAGCCTGTTATTGCGTATGATATCCCTATAATTCGTCATGTTTACGGAGATAGCGTGAATTTAGTCCCTAAAGGGGATATAAAAGGGGTAGTAGATAAACTACGGGACTTATTAGAAAACCCTGAGAAGAGGCTGTTACAGGGCTTAAAAGGAAAGGAGGATATGTATTCCGCTACGTCTAATATCCCGTGCCTTCCGTTCAAGATTAAAAACATACTGAGAAACATATTTTACGGGAAGTATTTAACTGATCATAGCAAGATAACTGCCGGAATAATTGTGCTAAATGGTGCTGATACTATTGAGAGGTGCTTGCGGTCTATTTATGACCACGTTGAGCATATTGTAATTGTTGAGGGAGTGGTGGCAGATTATGCAAAGCAGAACCCTACTCTTCATGATAATGGTAGATCAGTGGATGCTACTATTGCTACAATAATGCAATTCCCTGATCCTTTGAAGAAGATTGAGCTAGTAATGGAAGATAAGATATGGAAAAATAAGAATGAGATGCAGAATGAAATTGCTAAGAGGGTGAATACTGAGCTGTACTTAAAGGTGGATGCTGATGAGATTTGGGAGGAGAAGGATATTGAGTATTGCCGGAGAATCTTCATTCAGGACTCTAAGCTCACGGTTATGTATATGCAACGGTGGCATTTTTGGAAAAATCTTCAGACCGTAGCCGTAGGGGGGCAGTGGGATTGTGCCGAAGCGAGAATGTGGAGATGGACACCGGGATTCCATCATGATGAGGAAGATAAGAAGGGGTTTAATTACTTGTGTGATGCTGCTGGCGTTCCTGTAAAGTCTCCTGAGTATAAGACTGTGCAGATTATGCAACGCCTTCACTACCATTTAGGCTACTGCCGGAATGAGCAACATATATTAGGGAAGATTAAGTATTATGCTAATCGGGGGATTGAGTCTTGTGTGGAAGACAACTACAGTAATTGGGAACCGGGCAAGCCCACCAATTCCACTCACCCCAGAGATACTACTGCTATACCCTTTAGAGGGGAATTGCCCCCTGTGTTGAGAGAAGGGTTTTATGATATTGTTCCAACTGATCCTAAACAAATCACCCAGAATAATTTAGGGATGCTGAATGCATCTCCGAAAGAAGAGAGGTAAACCAGTATGTTTTCAGTAAAATGTCTAAGAATTAAAGACCCGTTGCACCCGCTGAAGTCGCGGTGCAGTGATACTATTAAGGGGGATAGTATACTGTGCCCGAAGTGTAGAAAGATAGCGGAGAACGCCCCTATACATGTTTTAATGCATAAGGATGTATGCACTCTATTCAGTATTCCTTATAAGAATCAGTTGTATGTTACTTTGGATTTACGGAAAGATGCTAATAAACCGGATTCAAAGAAGGATGTGGATGCTAAGGATAGGGCTATTAAGAAGACGCTGATTGATACTTTGAATGGGTATTCGTTGCTGAAATTGAAAAAGGTGCATGATGATATACACTTGAAGATTTGGGATATATTGGAGAAGAAACATAAGGGAAATGAATATTCATTAAAATACTTTGTGGTGAGAGAGATTGTGAATAAGTTCAACTATTACAGCGGAAAGAAGTAAAATGGAAATTCATAAGTTTAGCTCTTCAGATGAATACTTCAAAGCTCAAAAGAACTTGACTGAGAAGAAGTTTGATAGAGTGTGGGTTAAGGATGAGAGTCTGGACTTTTTAGTAAGTGAGTTGAAGGATATATATGGGGTAAATGGAATTTGCCATGGTGTAAGGAATGGGTATGAAGTGGAGTATCTGAGGAAAAATCTGAAAGGGGAGATATTCGGGACTGAATTGGTGCTATTGAAGAAGATTCCTAATGTGATTGAGTGGGACTTCCATTGCCTGAATACTAAATGGGTGAATAAGATGGACTTCATCTATTCTAACTCCTTAGATCATTCCTATACCCCTTCGGACTGTGTGGATAATTGGATGAAATGCTTGAATTTGGGGGGTAGGTGTTTTATTGAATGGTCTCCTCAACATAATTCCAAGTGCACCATAGGGGATTGCTTTCAGGCGAGTGCGGAGGAGTATGAGCATTTGTTTGGTATGAATTATAAGGTGAAGAAGGTTCCTATAGGGGAACGGATAATGTTCATTTTGCAACGAGGTAAATAATGGATTTTAAAGGTAACTGAATTACTGTATATTAAATATTGATAAGTTAAATAAATTTTCTTTTCAACTGAAGGTTTTGAAAATGCCTGATCCAGTTTACAGAATACTACACATTGGTGACAGCATTTCCAAATTTGGAATAACCTCGGCCATTGGCGCGTATCTTACTGCCAATTATCCGACGATAGAATATATCGCCAGCGCCACAAATAATAACGGCGTGACCAATGCTTGGGCCGGGGCATGGTATGAAGAGTTTATCCGGCACGATCCACAGATTTTTATTGTTAATACTGGTATGTGGGATCGGCTGGTTGAAACATCATCGTTTGAGGCAGCGTTTCCAATTGCAATGTGGCAGTACAAGGGAGCACACCCTACCGCAAGGGTTGTCTGGTTGTCAACTACACTTTGTGCCGCGACCCTTGAAGATTACGA